CTGAAGTCTCAACTGCAGCAGTGAAGGGAGAAAGTCGCTTAGTTAGATTTTCTACTAATATTCCTTCAGCCTTCCAAGCATTATTCTGCGCGAGGGTTATGCCTAACGTTCTAGCAACGACGTTATGTGTAGCCATACGACCAGTTAAAACAGCTCGAATAGCGACTGGAACCATGTCCATACTAATGTTCATGGCTGTAGCCGCATTTGTTATGCCGATTGTCAAATCAAAGATCTGTTTAAGATCAGTTATGCCTTGACTCGCGCCTACTGAAACAGCTGTTTGAAATCCAAGGGAGAGTTGTTCTGTAGTGGCTTGTGTTTTAAGCGCGGCAATACGAATTTTAGTGAACCATTCTTCTGAAAGTTTTAACGCAGCATTATACTTTTCAGCACCTTCTAATTGTCTACCTGAAGCATCTCCAAGACGTAATTGGGCGTTAATAACTGAGGCAATACCAAACTTAATGCTCTCAAACTCAGCATTAACTCGTATACCCTCAGTAACTACTGCTTTTAATGCATTAGGGATTGCTAGAACTGCAGTACGGATCATGTTTGCTAAGATGCTTACTTTAACAAAATAAGCAGCTGTTTCTATTAGACTACGAGGTGTTTTTTCATTAGCAAGAGCTTTTCTTCTTCTCTCTTCATCCTTAGTAGCTTTTGCTGCAACTTTTGCTTTTTTAGCTGCCTCTGCATCTGCAACTTTTCCAACCTCTTTAGCAAAAGCAAGTTCTCTTTTTGCTGAGGCAGCAGAAATCTTTTCTTTTTGAGCCGCTTCTACATTTGCTAGTTTTATTCGCTTAGCTACTTCTGCATCAGCAAATTGTCCTGCTTCTTTAATAAGTTTAAACTCTTTTTTTGCTATATTTTCAGCAACTTTAAATCTTTTTTCAGCCTCTGCATCCGCAACTTTTCCAACCTCTTTAGCAAAAGCTGCATCTGTTTTACCTACCGAAGGACCACTCTTTTTTACTAATGAAGCAGCTTTATCTGCAGCTTTTGCTTCAGATTGAATCCTCAATAGGTCAGCTATCAGCGCTTTTATGGCCTCTGCCCCACTCGTAGAGGCATCCAGATTTAATTTTATCCGCATATCAGCCATGGAAGCGTCCTAATGATATATCATATAACTTAGATGTAACTCGAGCCCGTTGCTCATGTGTACCATTCTGAGCAAGGGCTCTATCATTCAGTTCCTCTGCTCTTTCTAGGCACTGTAGTCTAATTGCGTGCTCATGGAACAAAAGGATTTGTTTCAATGTGTATTGTTTTATTTCGGACCAGGAATGACCTACATGGATTAAAAGTGTTACTATAGAACCCCAGGCATCGTCCGATTTGATATCCTCTGAATCGCTTGTAGAACCATTGGTAGGATTTTCTGGGAAAAAAAATCCATGTTTACCTCAAAGATCGTAGTTAGTAGGGCAATACCTTCATCACCCTCTATAGTATCAATAAAGGCACTATCTTTACCAGTCACTAGGATACACAGGTCTTTAATCTCATCACCACACTCAGCAACCAGCTTAATATAGTCTAGGTCGAGACTTTTATTTCCTTCTGTATCCGTCTCAATTTTTACGTCAAGATCACCAAGCTTTACCTTCATTTTTTGAACTATCTTTGCAACTTTAGAAAACTGCATGAACTTAAATTGTTTAACAGAGATAGTCTCACCTTGTAAAACTATCTCTGTTGCCGTTGGTGTTAGGATTTCAAGATCTGACATGTAAATCTCTCCTTTCTAGATATTTCACTTACGCAAGAAGTGTCACAGAACCAAACTGACCAAGGGTATCACTAGAAAGTCGCAATGGATCCATTAGAACAGAACCCTCAAGCGCAAACTTAGCCACGTCATCACCAATCATGGTAAACTCTTTGGTTGGATCCAATTGAACTTTAAACAAATCCACTACGCAAGGAACACTATTATTCGCAGTATTGAGTCCAATAAAGCGGAACCACTTATCAGTTGCCGCTGCATTAAACATTGCAACCTCAACACTTACTGCAGGAGTAAAATCCGCAGTAAGAGGGCCAACCCAAGGAGCACCTGTGGTGATGTCAATGATCTCAATCATACCAGATTTAAGATCAATAGTGTAGTTTGTATTAAGAACCAAGGTTTTTGGTGCACCAGTTGAATCCTTAATTACCACGGCTGATACATTCTTACGGGGTAGCATGAACAACTGTCCTACTGCTGGCGTGGTAGAACCAAGCAAGGGATAGGCAGTTACTGGCGTAGTACCAGTTAGTGATGTATCCGTACCATTAAACAGTAGAGCTAGATTTTCCTTGACGAAATTTTCAAGGACACAATTCATGGAGGATTTCTTTTCCGTAATCAACTGAAGGTCAGTTAAGTTGTTTCCGGAATAGGACTCTTTGTGCTCGAGCTTAGTGACTTCAAAAGCCACCTTCAACTCAGGCACGTTACCTACATACCGAAAAGCCAGAGGGTAGCTGGTCAGGATATTCCTTTCAGCCACATAAAGTTTTCCTTGCCCACGATAATAAGGCATGATAGCCTCCTATATGACAATCTTGGTTGTGAAAGCGTACGGGAAAAAAGCGAATCCTGACTTGTATTCTGGTTCTGCTGCTTCCATTCTATGCATGGGTTCACAGTAGATATTAGGCTGAAAACCTTGAAGAGCGCGCAGTACTTTAAAGATAATCGGTCCAGCTATCTCACGTAGAAGTTCACCAGACTTTTGTGCTTTTGCATGCTTTACTGCCACAACAACAATCCATATTTGATCAAATGTTTGAGATTGACCACCTGAACCTGATTTTCCTAAGATGTCTCCACCATGCAGAACATGAAGAGCTGGTGTACTTTGCTGCTCATTAGATACTTGATCAACACTACTTAGTGTAAAAACACGTCCGTTAACCTCAGGAACCTCTACCTTTAGGTGGTCAACTATTAGTTTCTCAGCCATGAAGTAATCATTCATACTGGTTTACTCATCCCATTGAAACAAATTGTGATGTAATCTTTTACAACGTTACGTATCGTTTCCCGGTCACTTGCCGACATTCCAAGGAATGATCTTTTCGGGGTGATGTACTTCTTTACAGTTACCCAACCATTGCTGGTTTTAAACTGCATAAAACTTTTCTTCGCATTCACTATTGCCCCAAACTGATGCCTCATCGCATAAGGAGTTGTTGAACCCCATGTGACACCCTTATCTGTGGCACTGTACTGGAAACCGGTCCTACTTGCCATTTTACCAGACTTTACAAGGGTTAGCGTGGACCTGGTGTATGCTTCTAGGTTTGTTACGATTTCCATTACACGATGCGCGGGGAACTTAGATTTGAAGTTTGATACCCTACCAGATGGTCGCCATTTTCTTCCACTAGGATCCAACTGAGTATAGAATCTATCCATTGTGGATTCAACCATATACTTACCAACTGCGGACCACATCGGACGAGGATGCTGAATTAGACTCAAGACTTGTTTAAAGTTCTGAATGTACAACCCCTCAGGGGTTGCTTTCATCTTGAGGCCTATTATTTTCTTTTCACTCATGTCAAATCCATCTTACTAAAGATATCATCAGTGAAAATCTGCGTCCTAGTTGATACCACAATTGAGTTATTCGTTGGTTGATCGTCGGTTGTCTTCAGGCCTAGTGTGGCTATTCCCCTTGAAACATCACGAAGCCAGCGAATGGTATCATCATACCTGATCTTGACTTCTTCGGTAGCTTTTGAGGAATAAAGACGAAAGCGAGTGATGTTACAACTGGCTGTGACTAGTATTTCAGTAACAGTTGGAAGAGGTAAATCGTACACTGCACCAATATAACTATCAATCTCACTATCAGCTGAAAGTACTGCCTTAGTCAGGATTGCGTCATCTACTACGCCTAAAGCATCTCTGTCGGTGAGTTGGATTATTTCTTCCTCACCAAACAGAGATATCATATCTGCTTTAAGCGCGTATGCCATTGATTAACTCGTATAGATACGGACGAGAAGCTCAGGTCGCATGCACATGG